GTCTAATGATAGAAACTAGGCCCCACAAATCACGAAAATTTTGCAAGTGTTGAGGCTGCTTTTAACGCGATTTCATAATTTTCGCACTGTGTCGCTTTGTTAAGAATCTGAAGCGTTGCCTTGATTGCCAGGTCTCTTGGCGCGTTGCCGTCCGCGTCCAAATTGTTCGCTTCATTGATCCAGCGATAGGCGGAAGTTTTCGAGACTCCCTGCCCTTCCAGGTAGCGAACGATCACCTGCCTCGGCTGGTTTGATTCCTGGAATGCGCGAATCTCTTGGAGTGCTTCAATGCGTTGCATAGCTAAGTATTTTTGGTTTTTGGGAATAAGCAAGCCGGTTGGGTGGTCCGTGCTTGTGGTGGCCAGCCTATCACCAGTTGGGAAAAAGTGGGAAAGTTCCAAGATTTTGGTTTTGGTGCTTGCGGTTTCTTCTAATGTGTGAGACGATTAGCGGGAACCCCACCACGGTAAAAACAATGTCTGAACTAACAGTCATCGCAGCCTATGGCCGCGCATACAACAGCAAGGCAGCTATCTGGGCGGACTGGGCAGCTGGTAAGGACTTTCAAATCGTCAGTATTGGCGGGAGTTACGGCCGTTATATCAACAACGCGGACGCAGACCGTGCTGGTCTTGCCTGTGTGTTGGTTCGTTACGGGAAAGACTACGCGAAAAGCGCGAGCGTCAATCTGATCAAAGGTCGGATGAACTAAGCTGCTACAGTATCAACTCAACTTAATCAACTTACAGAATCATGGTTACTACTTTCCAGGTCAACAAAACCGCAAACCGCAAGCTCACTGCAAAAGGTCAGCCTGCAATGCTTGCGATGAGATCGTCTGCCGATAGTTGCCCCGCAACTTGTGAGCACAAGATTAATAGGACTTGCTATGCAATGTTTGGCCATGAAGGCATGGCATGGAAGAAACTTAATGATGGAACGTCAAAGCGTGGCGGCGATTGGATCGATCTTTGCGATCAGTTGCGAGACCTTAAGCCAACCCCTGGAACGATGATTAGGGTCAACACGGCAGGAGATCTTCCACACCACAACGGCAGAATCGATCGCACAGTCGTAGGTTTCCTAGCTGACAGCTTTAAGTTTCACAAGCTGAGGCCCTATGGATACACCCACCACATCCACAGCGAGTCAAACCTAGAAACCATTAAAGAACAGAACCAGGCAGGCTGGACAATCAACCTATCCTGCAACTCCGAGGCCCAAGCGTCTGAGATGACACGGCAGGGTTTCGCTTCGGTTTGTGTTGCTGCCCACGATGATGAGCGCAAGCACTGGACTGATGAGTATGGCGTTAAGTTCGTAGCCTGCCCCCAGCAGTATCGCGACAGCGTTACCTGCCAGGCTTGCAAGCTATGCGCCAAACCTTTGGAAGCTCAACAGGCAAGCGAAGGTTTTAGAAAGTGTGTCGTGGTCTTTAAAGCACATGGCGCTAGGAAGAAAGCGCTCAGCCAGTGGATCGCTGACAGTGTGACGGTTTGAGAATTGATTGTCGGCGTTGTACGTTGTCACCCGCTTGTAAACTGATACAATACAAGCAAGCGGGTCAAACCCGCACAACTTACAAAAACAATGAACAACTCACCAATCAATTTTTTTCTTGCCTTCCTTCTTTTTAGTTTTGAGTCTGCCTGCTGGCTGATTAACCAAGCAGCTGGTTTCCATGATGCTGATTATCTGCTGAACAAGGGAAAGAAGAAAGCGATACAGATTTATGTTGCAGCTGTTGAGAAGCTGGATTCCTTGACTAAGCGTCAGTTGCAGGACTTGACTGGTATTAAGTCCAGCAGGTACTCAAAATTTGATTTGGTTTATGAGGCTTCAAAGCAGGATGTAGAAGAGCTTATGACGTTCTTCGCAGCTAACCGTTGCCACTACTGCTAAGTCGGGAATGCGCCCACACTGGGCGCATTTTCTGAGATCACGCTCAGCTATTACACTTCTTTACATCAGAACTTCTTATCATGACCAACTTGATCCCACAGAAATTTCTATACGTCTTCTGCTTCGCTCTCAGCGGTACAGCAGCAGCTGGCATAGCGGTGGCACTGGCCACTCTGCTGTCAGCTAACCCCAAGGGCCCTGACGCCACTGGGCGTGCCGTGGCACTGGTTGCCTGCGCTGGTTTGGCTGGCACCTGCCTGACCCTGGCAGCTGGCGCCGCCACGGACGCCGACTGATCCCGTCACAAAATGTAACAATTGACCCGTTCTCAATAAGGGGGGCGGGTTCGCAATAAGGGCGGCGCGGAAAAGGACATAGGGAACCTGCTGGTACGTGGGAAACATCTGTTACTGTAATACTAGAGGGGTATCCCCCAAAAGTCAACTATCCTGTAGTACAGGCCCCAAAAAAAAATACGCACCCAATACTTTCTACTGTGATATGGCTGTACGTACAACACCCGTACTATCGCTACGGCACGCGCAGGGTGAAGTTTTTAACAGCGACGTACGTTTTCGCGTACTGGTAGCAGGCCGCCGCTTCGGAAAGTCGTACCTAGCCTGCATCGAACTTTTGCGTGGAGCGATTGCTGCACCCGGCGAGACCTTTTTTTACTGCGCCCCCACGTACCGAATGGCAAAGGACATCGCGTGGAAAGTAATGAAACGCATTGTCCCTGCAGCGTGGATCAAATCCAAGAACGAAACCGATCTCAAGCTGGAACTTGTCAACGGCTCAACAATCGAACTAAAGGGCACAGAAAACGCAATGGCACTACGGGGCCGCAGCCTTTCCGGCGTAGTCCTTGACGAAGCCGCATTTATGGACGCCGCCGTCTGGTTCGAGGTAATCCGCCCCGCACTAGCCGACAAACAGGGCTGGGCCTTATTTATTTCCACCCCCGATGGAACGGCCAGCTGGTTTTACGAACTTTGGCAGTATTGCATCACGGGCGACACGAACTGGAAACGGTGGAGCTTCACTACGATTGAAGGTGGCAACGTCCCACCGGAAGAAATCGAAGCTGCACGGGGCCAATTGGACCCACGAACTTTCCGCCAAGAGTTCGAGGCCAGTTTTGAGAACCTATCCGGCCTCGTTGCCGTCTCATTTAGCGATGCGAACATCAGCACCACCGCAAAGGACATCCCAATCCTCCCGCTACTACTGGGTGTGGACTTCAACGTGGACCCAATGACGGGAATCTGCGCCGTCAAGGACAACGACACCCTCTATGTTTTCGACGAAATCCACCTAACAGGCGGCGCCACCACCTGGGACTTCACCGAAGAGGTAATCCGCCGCTTCGGCCTGGAACGACGCATCATGGCCTGCCCGGACCCAACAGGCGGCGCCCGCAAAACCCAAGGCGTAGGCGCGACAGACCACAACATCCTACGAAAATCAGGATTTCGCGTCTGCGCCCCACGCAGCCCGTGGAAAGTACGCGACAAAATCACCGCCGTCAACACCGCCCTTTTAGACGCCACTGGAACGCACCGCTGCTTTATCCACCCACGCTGCAAGGAACTAATCAAGTCCTTCCGCAGCCTTACCTACGCCCCTGGAACGGGCCTACCAAACAAAAATTTAGGTGTAGACCACGCATTTGACGCCTTCGGTTATTTATGCCTGCAACAATTTAACCTGGCAAAATCCGGCGTAATGGGCACAACTTCATATAGGTTGTATTGAGCTACACAAACTAATGGTTAATTACGAGGGACCAAAAAAGCGAACCCGTGGTGATAAACGCGCCCAAGAATACATCGAGGCCCGACAACGCCGCATGTACCGCCACCAACTTGACGGCCACAGCGTGCGCCAAATCGTATATGAACACAGTGCCCGCGAAGGAGTCAGCATCCCAACCGCCTGGCGCGACTGGGACCAAGTAAAAAGCTGGACCGAAGAGGACTGGATCCGCGACCGCGAAGCAATGCTGGGCCGCATCCAAACGATGCGCCTCCGCGTCGTCCACGCCGCCATGAAAAAGGGCCACTACCAAGTCGCCGCGCAAGTTTTGGATTCCCTGGGACGTGTCCTCGGCGAAAACACCCCCGAACAAGTATCCATCCAAGTGCCATCATTAAATATCCAAGTCGAGCCCAAAGTAGTTACCGCCCAACTACCCGAAAGCAACGTAATCGAAGCCGAAATAACACCCCAAAAAGAGGTAGATTCAGCTGAACCCGCCTCATAAATCAATGCCCGGACACTACGGCCAAGGTAAAAAGAAGAAGCCCAAGGGAAAGAAGAGCCCCAAGAAGTAGAATATGAACAGCTATCGCGATTTCCATGGCAAAACGCGGTCTTTACGCAAATATCCACGCCAAACGTAAGCGTATCAAGGCTGGCGCGGACGAAAGTATGCGCAAACCAGGCTCAAAAGGCGCCCCAACCGCTGGAGCGTTCAAAAAAGCGGCCAAAACGGCCAAAAAGCGCAAACCAAAAGGCCAAAAGTAGTGGGCACCCGAATCATCAGCGGTTTCTGCACTCACCTCGAAGTGGATTCCGAAAGCCGCACCACCGAAGCCTCATTCGCGTTCATGACACCTCAAGACCCCGAAGACTTTGCAGGTCTGATGGTACGTCTTGCCAGCGGTATTGAAGTAATGATCGAAGTCGAAGACGATGATGATTAAGTATCGCGGCTAATATCAAAAGAGGTAAAGTGTCCGCCGCTTACTGGGCAAATCGCGAGAAATGGTAACTAAGTGACCTATTCAGTTCCCGGCCAGATCCGCACCCACCTCGTAAGTTCCAACACCCTAGGTGGAGCTGACAGTCCGTTCACCCGCACGCAAGCGGCCCTGGACATGATGAAGGGCTGGGAAATCATGAAGGCCGTCACCCTTGGGACGGAATACCTCCGCGAAAACAGCGAAGCCTTCCTTCCAATCGAACCCCGCGAGGACTACACAGCGTATTTAGCGCGTGTAAACCGCGCAGTATTTTCCCCATTTACGCAGCGCTTGGTGCGTGCCGCTGCAGGTTTAATTCTGCGTAAGCCCATCAGTTTGGTAGGCGATCCATACTGGACCGATATTTTTGCACAAGACGTTGATGGTTGCGGCTCAGACCTAGACGAGTATGCCCGCCGCCTGCTGCTGTGTTCACTAACCTACGGGCATTGTCATACACTAGTAGATTTTCCCGCACCAACGGGTGCCCGCAGCCTTGCAGAAGAGCGCGAGCTTAACCGCCGCCCGTACTGGATCGAGGTTGACCCCAACAACATCTACGGCTGGCGCCTGGACCGTGAAGTCAACTACGGCAACCTGATCCAAGTCCGCATCAAAGAAAAAGCAGTAGTTCCTGACGGGGAATTTGGCGAGAAAGTGTATGACCAGATCCGTGTAATCGAGCCGGGTCAGTACCGCATTTACCGCCAAGTCGAAACAAAAAAGGCTATGCAAGGGGGTTTTCCATATCCAAACGCCTTCGACGCAACGGACGCCACCTCGGATTACGAACTAGTGGAATCAGGCGACTACAGCCTGGGCCAAATCCCCCTAGTAACAACCTATGCGGGCAAAGTTGACACCCTTACAAGTAAGCCTCCCTTACTTGACATTGCGTATTTAAACCTGGCACATTTTCAACGCCAAGCCGATTTAATCCACAGCCTGCACATCGCCAGCCAGCCGATCCTTGTCCTCG